ACTAATGGATTATTAAAAGGTCTATTAACACCAAATTGTCTAACAGTAAAGTCAATGGCATTGCCGTTCACTATGGGCATAATGTGTCCATCGCCCTGTCCACTCTTGCCTTTGTATCTTGGATTCTTGGCAATAAAATCAGCACTGGGAGGAGCCAACAAAACTACCTGTGTTGGAAACTTATTTTGTTCTGCCCATTGTACAAATGCTCTGGTCACAGTTTTACAATCGTGTTGTTTGTATTTATGTCCCGTATCACTGTCAACAAAAGATTTAATAATTTTTTCAATACTTTTGTCGGAGTCTTTTGAATTATTTTCATTCAAACTAAGATGTTCGAGCAATAACTTCTTGTGCTTATCAAATGTGTTTTGTAGTATACTCATATACCTTATAAATATACATATGTTAAGTAAAAATACCTATGATAATTATCCCAAAACTTTTTTATAATCATCCGGCAAATCATCAAACGGAATAAGTTTAGTTTTGATTGTTGGTAAATTGGTTTTGATGGCTTTTTGTATTCTGTGATGCCCGTCTACAATATATTTGATAGTATTATCACCATTGATGAAAATTAAAACAGGATATTGCAAATCTGATTTGTCTATTCTATCTTGCTCATCTGGATTGTTTGCGTGTAATGAGATATCTTTTAATTTTTCAATTGGAAACTCTGTTACAGGTATGTCTTTTGTAACAATTAGCAACTGATGTAAAGTAACTGTATGCTCTCCGTTTGTCCAACTATCATCCAGTCCTTCTTTCAATTTAAAAGTATTTTTTTCTATGCGATCAAACATATACTATAAATATAAATCCGCATAATAAAAATGGCGGAAAAAGTAGGATTCGAACCCACGGTAGACTTGCGCCTACTTCCGATTTCAAGTCGGACGCCTTAGACCGGACTCAGCCATTTTTCCGTAAATTAATAAATATACATATAGTAAATAAAAAAGGCTCCATTTCTGGAGCCTTTGAGTTTTGATTACACTGACCAGTTTTTAAACCAGCGTTTGACAGTGGACATTATATTCTCTGTCACGTGTCCTACGCTGGAACCTATTTTCCCAGCAGACCAACTTTTTCTTCAACCTCCGTCAAACGGGCATTGATAACTTCCAGTTCTGGATCAGCAGCAACAGCTTCTTCAATTTGAATTTGAACTGCATCTGTGACTTCTTCCACATTGGTTGCAGTAGCAATAATTTGAGCAACTGCATCTGCTACATCGGCTTGCACATCCTCTGATTCTGGTGCTGATAATTCAGCAACGGCTGCTGTGATTGCTTCTGTGATAGCTTCTGCATCTTGTACCACTTCTGGTTCAGCATTAACAACTGCGGCGACGGCTGCGGCAACTGCGGCAACAACGTCTGGTTGTGTTTCAGCATCGGCGGTGACAACGGATTCAACGACCAAGTTCACGATTTCGGCGGCGGCTGATACATCAGCACTTGGGCTGTCAGCAACAATATTTTCAATGAGCGTATCCACCACGGCATCTGGTGCTGCTTCGGATGTAATAACTTCGGATACAGCGGCTTCAACTGGGCAAGATGCTACAGCATCTGTGATTTGTTCAATCACATCTGCTGTTGGTGCTTCACCTGTTGCGGTTTCAATGATTTGAGCAACTGCGTCAGCAGCAGCTTGTGCTACTGTTGCATCATCAATTGTTGCAACTTCGGCAACAGCTTCGGTGATGGCTTCAATCAGAGCTTCTGTGTCTGTTACAACATCAGCGGGAGCGGTGAGAATTGCAGTAATTGCAGCGACAACAACATCATTAACTTCTTGCGATTCTGGCGCGTCAACAGCAGCTTGTGCTGCTATAACTTCAGATACAATTGCAGCGGCGTCTGGAACTGTGGCTGATGGGCTCAATGCCACAACACTTGCTACAGCTGTTGGTGCTTCGTCTGCTGGTGCAGCCACCAATGCAGCAACTGCGTCGGCAGCAGGTTTTGCGATCAGTTCATCAACGGTACTTTCAACGATGGACAAACGAATGTCCAGTTCTTGGATGCTTGATGCATCAACGCCGCTGGCTTGTAGTCCAGAAAGCGTGGCTAATTTTGTTTCAACTGCCGACAATCTTTCGGCTAGATTTTGAATAGTGATTTTGCTCATATGATTTTATTTTGGTTGTTGTATATACACAACATAACTATGTTCTAAAACTTTTATTCGTTTGTTATAAAAACTAATTGTGATATTTTTTGGCGTCTTGTTGTTTTACAAGTTGTTTTGCCATTTTACCTATTTTAATGTGTGAAACTCCCGAATAAAATGCGTCAACAATTTCTTTCATTGATACTCGTTTAATTTTCTTAGATGTTTTTTTCTTTGACATATCTTTAAATATATACACATCATTGCAATTATTATGCCAATAAATTATTGTATATTCGTTATACTATATTGAAATAAATGGCAGGTGGGGTGGGACTCGAACCCACATGGTGGCAGTTTTGGAGACTGCTGCAATACCAATTATGCGACCCACCTATAAATAAAATTGGGGCGTTTAACGATATTCTAAATCGTCCTTCAAGTTTCACAAACTTGTGTGCGAACCACTACACTATAAACGCCATAAAAATTGGTACAGGTGGTGGGATTTGAGCCCACAGTCTTCTGGTCCCAAACCAGACGCGATAGCCAAGTTACGCTACACCTGTATAATGGTGTAATCAAATACACTAGTTTATATCTGTTACACCAAGATATAACTGTTACTTATTCTCAACAAACTTGTAGAGTTTTTCAGCAATTTGCATTGCTTCATCTACACGATTATCTTTTGGCAATTCCCATGTTCCTTTATCACCTGCAACATGGCGAAGTCGCTCAAGTTCGTTGAAATAAGCTGAGTCTGCTTGTCCCATTGCTAGTCCAAGAATTTCCAGTCTAATTTCATAACCATTTTTACCCGTCTTTTGTGTATTTGTATCTTTCATTTTGTGTGTGTATGAAATGATTTGCATTATTGCATCTCATCTCGCACGTCATAATGAACAATATTTGTTATGTGTCAAGCATATAAATAATTGACGTGATAAGGTATATCGTCACCACCAAGGGGCTACCCTCAATATGCTAAAAATGTCTTTTTACGCAAAAGAACTAACGATTGAACCAATACACTGCTTCTGTTGATATACTTTCACGAAAGCATATGAACGAACAAGTTTCAAGCACTTGTTATACTAAGTGTTTTAGATTTTCATTTCCGTAACCAGAAGATAAAATTTGTTCAATAGTTGCAACTATGGGAGTTATTCTACCTTTTTCTTTAAAATTATTTAACTTTACTGCATTTTCTCCTGCATACCAATATACCATTTTTTTATCAACCAATTGTTTATGAATAGGTGTTGTATTTGTTATATCAACTTGCCATCCTTCTTCATTAGATTCTCTTGTTGCTGCTTGAACTGGTGATTCACCAATATCAACTTTTCCACCCGGCAATCCAATCTTTCCTTGTTCATTGCGGTCAGCTGCACGAGTTGTAGCTGCATATCCATCATTTGCTTTGGCTAAAACAAACACTGCAAATGGTGATTCTGGCAATAAATCTTTTAATTTAATCATATACTATAAGTATATAGAACAAATGAAATGGTGCTTAGTACAGGACTCGAACCTGTGGCCTATTGAATGTAAATCAATTGCTCTAACCAACTGAGCTAACCAAGCATAAAACAAAGAACGAAATTGGTGGACATATGGGGACTCAAACCCCAGACCCCCTGAATGCAAATCAGGTGCTCTATCAACTGAGCTATATGCCCGAAACTAGATATTTAGTATTCCAAACTTTAATATTTTCTAATAAAATGTCAAGTGTTATTGATTCTTTTTTTATTTTGTTTAATTATGGCAGATTCGCCGTAATTAAAAGATTGCCCTAGACACATCGTCATGTGTCATCATCTGTAGTTTCGGATTGAGTTCATCATCATTTTTACATGCGATAGGAATTGTTCGGGCTAGATGGTGGTGCGGGTGGGAGTCGAACCCACAACCTTCACCTTATCAAGATGCTAAACTACCATTGTTCTACCACACCATATTATAAATCAAAATCATTAAAATCGTTTATTATACCTTCATATTTTCTGTCTTGTTTGTATATCTGTAAAATACGAGCATGTTCATAATCATCTGTAGGGAAAATTCTTGGTTGTTCTCCTTTTAAAAAAATTGCTGTATAAGATGTTTTCTTATCAATCATTCTGCGTATAATCAAATTATTTGATGTCATGTCGCTCATACTTTTATAAGTATACTAATATACAAAAATGAAGAGTATATAACCCATCAACTATATAATGGCTGGGATACATGGATTTGAACCATGAATAGACGAGTCATTGAAGGAATCGAACCTTCTCACATTTGTGAATCTCCAGATATGAAAAAGTCGTCTGTGTTACCATTACACCATATCCCAATAAAAAAACTATACATATATATCATTATATGTCAATAATAAATTGATCCCATGATAGGCTATATGGTTGGCGGTTTCCCGTGCCAAATACCAACTTTCCTGCGTGTGCAGGCATGGGTTATTTTGAAGAGTGTGCTATTACGCCAAAAGAGCTGAAACCGTTTCGCGGCCAAATATATAACAACTATATTTGCGCTTACATTTTCGGCACCGAGCTACGGTCAATTCCATAGTTCTTATCGGTTCGCGTCTGAATTGCCTCCACGCAAAACCATTATAGTTGGTAATGGATAATGCAGGATTCAAGAATTCATCGCTGCATTTTTACTCACTGGGAGTACGGACTCTACTCATTATAGGCTTGCTGCCTCTAAGCCAACCTCCTCAACAAAAATTGGTAGCCCCAGTGGGTAACGCTCCCACATCTCCTGATTGAAAGTCAGGCAAACTAACTTCTATTCTATAGGGCCAAAAATGAACAGCACCCGATTATTCCGCGCACGGTTGCCTGTTGAAAAACATCAATATGATTACACCGACTCCTGTTTTACAAACAACTAGACTTCTGTTCAAATATTAGAAAGTGTTTGGTCATGTGTGCTTATTACGCTACGTGAACCCACCGCGATAATCCCAGTGGCAGTACCCTTTACTCTCTGTAAATTGTTTATATATTATTATCCCAGTTCTTTTAAACATTTTAAAATATGTATAGCTTTGTCAAAATCTCCACAATTTATTGCAGCCATCAAAGCTTTTTTAAGATCATGCACAACATCAGCTTCAGCATTTGCAAAAAATCCAGATGCATTTGTACTAAGTGATACTGGACTATTTTTACTATATATTTTAGCCGCAGCTTGAATGTTTACTGGTGAACTATTTGTTTCAGCCGATGATTGTATTGGTGATATGTTCATATATAATATATATAGTATATATTATATCAAAACTTTATTATAACTCATAAAATTAATTGAATAGGTGTAGTTTTGCTTTATATAGCTACACTATAGCGAGTTTCTTATTTACGCATAAATTCCAACATGTTATTATTTTTCCATTTAACATATTGTTATGAACCTAGAGGCTTTTCGTTGCTTATTTTTCCGCTGATGGTTTAACCCCATGCTCGTACCGGAAAGGAAAAAACTTTCCTACACTCCGAGCTGCTATTCAAAATTAATTTGAGTCGGATAGGAATTGATACCTATTGATGACATTGAATCTGACCCGATCTATTAGGTAGTCATCGCTTCGTTTCAGAGGCACAGCTTTATGTACACTATACTGTGCGTAATAGAACTTCTCAAGGCTGCATGTCCTTCCACGCTGCCGCTCAAAAATTGGTGGAGACGATAGGACTCTAACCTATAGTTATAACTCGTTCGAAGCGAGGTCGGCTCTACTTTGCCAGCGTCTCCATAAATGGTGGGAATACTAGGATTCGAGCCTAGAATAACGCCTTCGCAAAGCGTCGTGATATCCATTTCACTATATTCCCATAAAAAGTGGCGGGGTGCATCGGATTTGCACCGACTTTCTATAGATTGACAATCTATTGCTTGTGCTTCATAAGCTCCCACCCCATAAAGTTTCACACAGCCATTATTGACATTGATATAAATCAAGAATACTACTGTGTATGTTAAAAATTGGTCAGTGTGATTGGACTCGAACCCACAGAATTTAGTTTCTAAAACTAACACGTTTATCCAGTTACGTCACATGGCCATAAAATTATTTGTTATGGATGGATTCGAACCATCGGCATCTGCTTTTAGGGAACTTTTTCGGTGTCTTTTACCATCATATCCCGTCAGTGGTCTACCTCTGAGCTACACAACAAAATGGAGCCGCGTATTGGAATCGAACCAATCTCCTCCCTTTTGCAGAGGGGTCATCACAACCAGCTATGTCACACGGCATTTAAAAAATGGTGCAGTAGGCGGGACTTGAACCCGCAGACCTCTTCGTTGGCAACGAAGCATTCTACCATTGAACTACTACTGCATATAAAGTGGGGCCAAATGCGGGAATCGAATCCGCTTATCTAATTTACAAGACTAGCACATTACCATTTATGTTTATTCGGCATATATAAATTTGGCGGAAAATATAGGATTCGAACCTATGGACCCTTTCGGATCGGGACTTTAGCAAAGTCCTGCGTTAGACCACTCTGCCAATTTTCCGTATTCTAAAATGGTGGGCAAGGTCGGATTCGAACCAACTCAGCCTTACGGCAACAGATTTACAGTCTGCTCCAACTCTCCAACTTTGGCGCTTGCCCATTTAAAATTGTCATTTGAGTCAACCTCAATTTCGCCAATGACGTGGCGTTTGCAAATTGGAGCGGCAGACAGGGATCGAACCTGCGACATCAAGTTTGGAAAACTCGTTCTCTACCAACTGAGATACTGCCGCGCTTAAATTATTTTTTCTTTAAGAAATCTTCTGGTTTTTTAGCAAACTTCTTTGAAAGAAGTGTTATACCTTGAAGGATTTCTGGACTTATCACACCAGTTATGCCATAACTGATTGCTTTTGTTAAGCTACTTACTTCTACTTGTTCTAAAATAAACCATGCTATTGTAGAACATATTGCTGCTGCTATGATTCGTTTAATTTGTTCTGTGCAAGAACGCTTTACACCATCCATGAAAGTTCTTGCCAACATACCCAGTGCTCCAATTAGAGCAACAATCCATCCGCCTCTTAAAAACTCCATCAGTATATCTTTATCTTCCATATTTTTTTAATGTTAATAATAAATATTATATAAAAACTCTTTTAACTATACTATTCGCACAAAATATTTTTTTTATTTTGTCCCGTTCTGCACCACGAGGAGGTTGTATATTACGCAGAACATATGAAGAAAGAAACTCAACACGCTAAATACGTGTCTTGTTGCTTCTTTCTTCAACTTTATAAATAACATTATATACTTCGGCCTCACATTATGTTTTCATCTAACCCATCTCCAACCTACATAATGATATTGATTCCCACAGAACGGTACCTAAATGGTCCGGTGGCTATTTTACCGCGCTTACAGGTGCGTTTTTACCCATCTAACCTAACCTAAAAATTTGAATTGTTAAAAGAACCTAACTTAAATTTGATACTTATTACTCTACTTACTTTTTTTATTTTGTCAATCTTTTTTTGTAACTTTTTTCTAAAAACTCCAAAAACAAAAAACCCACTCTCTTTTGGAGGGTGGGCTTTTTAGGTTTTGTAAAGTTATTAAACTTTAACTCCTATTATGCCACACCCTGCTTTGTATCGCCTTTATTGGCTCCACGTGTAGGTTGTGTAATAAAGCACAAACTCCACGAAGTGGCGAGGTTTTGGGATTTGTGTGAATACGAGTTCATGTTTGTTATTGATAAATAGAACTATGATGGATGAAAAATGAAAAGTCAAACACTTTTTTCTAAAAAAGTGATATTTTTTGCAAATATCTTATTATAATAACTATTTGATTTGTGTTTGAGAATCACCCGCCATTACACGATAAGAGTCATCTTCAAAATGTTGAGTAGATACTTCAAGAATACGAGTATCTTCAAGAGCATGAACTTGATGCGTTTGAAGGCGAGGAATATCTACCATTTCTCCCACGCTAATAATGCGAGAATGTTTTTGGGCGTTGAGTGCGTCCACCCACGAAACGGAAATTTGACCGAATAAAATGTACCAAGTTTCGTGTTTCTTGTCGTGAAAGTGCATACTTCCACGAGAATCTTTTTTAAAATCTAAAAATTTAGAACAATAATCAGGACAATTAATCAGCCAAGTTTCAGCACCCCAACCTTTGGGATGTACTTCTGGTTTAGGAAATGAAATTTTCATTATTTTGAAGTAGCACGATACACACCGTCCCAATCTTTGTCAAGATTTTGAGTACAAAGTTGCAACATTCTTTCAATCATCATTTCATAATACTTTTTCATTTCTTTATTCTGCGTCATGAGTTCATTGGCATGAGATATTGCATTATCCCATCTTTGCATTCTGTAATCATTTAGAAAAGCAAAATGACCAGAAACAATTATTTTATAATCACTTTCACTCAATTTATTTTCAAGAACGGTATAAATTCTCGCGCCATCTTTTTTACCTTTGACGGCGATACAATCAAGTTCAAAACATTGATAATCATTTCTGATGTGCTCAAATGTTCTTGTACCAATAACAATACGTACACCATATGGTTTGCTTTGACCTTCTAATCTAGAAGCAAGATTTACATGGTCGCCAAGACAAGTATAGTCGAAACGCTGAGTAGAACCCATGTTGCCAACGACGACGCCCCCAGTGTTAATTCCCAATCCCATTCCAAAAGCCGGAACTCCTTCCTTAGATATTTCTTCATTGAATGTATCCAATCTCTTTAACATTTGTAGTGCCGTTTTTACAGCATTCTTGGCGTGATTTGGATCATCCAATGGAGCATTCCAGAACGCCATCTGAGCATCACCTATATATTTATCTAGAGTGCCATCATTTTTCAGAATGGCTTCTGTCATAGCAGTCATATATCTGTTCATTATCATTGTCAGACCTTGTACATTCTTACCATAATGTTCTGAAATAGATGTAAATCCACGGACATCTGTGAACATGATGCTCAATTCTCTTTCATCGCCACCAAGTTTAAGTAAACCCGGATTTTTTTGTAGTTTTTCAACCAGTGCTGGCGACAAATATGTACCAAATTGTTTTTTAATTTGCATCTTCAATTTGAACTCCATTACAAATCTCATAAATATTGATCCAACCCACGGCAAAAATGCTGCGAGAGTTGTCCAAGTATAATCAACCAAATAACCATTGTGCTTGAATAGATACATTCCAATACCAAATGACACACAAATCATAAATGACACAAGTATTCCATTATAAACATAGCCAAGATATGCAGCGGATGTTACAAGAATCAATCCAAGCAATGTTCCAACCGCCAACTCATACAAATCAAACTCCGCTTTGCGTTCCAGTCTATTTCCATCAACCAACATTTGTAGTGTCTGCATACTAACTTCATGTCCATATGCTGTTCCCACAGAAGTTGCTACTGTGTTTGTTAATCCTTCAGCAGTTAATGCTATAACCACAATCTTACCCTTTACTTTGCTCCAATCTTTATCTGTATATGAAATATTATCAAATTTGTATTTAAAGTTTATCCACACTCTACCACTAGCATCTGTATTTATTGGAGCAGAGCCTTTTACTCTTATGGCTTGCACTCCTGCTTCATTGATTTTTGCTTGATAGCTCGGTTCATTTCCAAACACTCTCAACACTTCCAAAGGCAAAGTTGGATATGTTTCTTTTTTTACTTGCACAACCAACGGCAAGCGACGTACCACACCATCAAGTTCAGGTGCCGTCAATAACATTCCCACACCAGCAGACGATTCACCTATTTCTTTTATCGGTCCAATTGCGTTGGGATAATCATACAACCATCCATCTGCACTGCCGCCAATCGTTGCCATACCTCTTGGTACTGGCACGCCTTTGCCCTTTACTGCCGCAGATTGTGCTGTGATTACAGGTGCTTTTCCCAGTATTTCCACAAATGCTGCGTCTCCACCCATTCTATCTTTTTCTGCAAATATAATTGGTAACACTACGGTGGCTGCTTCATTTTCAAATGCTTTCTTGATACCATCTGCCAGTTCATTTCTTGGCCACGGCCATTGTCCTTTTTCTTCTAAACTTTTTTCGTCGATTTCAACAATAATAATATTTTCACTTTTTACTTTGTCTTGTGTGCGTTGATAATAGTCCAATCCCTTGAGCCTCATTACTTCTATTGGATATGAATCTTGTATGCGTAGCACAACAAGTGCAGTTAATATCAGCAAACCGACGCCAAATAGTTTAAGAATATGAGATTTCATTTTTGAATTATATTAACTTTAAGTTTGGAACCAAAGTTTAATGGATATTCCTTTGATTCGGTGTTTTGAGTTATATTGAATATAGCATTGGCATCAGCCTTTAGAGTATACCAC